GCAATCGAAGAATCTGGGTTAATATCTGAGTTTGTATTAGTGTAATATTAGGAAATAATGTTGAAGCATTATCTTGTAAGTAATCAACTAAACGATTAGTAAAATATTCAGCTGTTGATCTTGTTTTTTGTATTAAAAAATCAACTCTGTTTTTATCCAAAACTGTCGCGTTTTCTGGCTGTTGTGAAAATATACCAGCATTTGTTATATTAACTCCAGCAAAAGGTAAAAACTCTGAAAAAGCCCAATAAATTAATGCTTCTTTTATATAATCATTCACTAATTTATAGTGGTTAGGATTTAATGCCTCTGTTAAAGTTCCCGCTATAATAAATCCTTGTATTTCTTCATATAAATCTGTACCTAAATAATTTTGTATTTGTATTATTTGTGCGTTTTTAATATAAAACAAGAATTTGTCTGGATCTAAATTTCCGTTAACACTTGTAAATGTTACTATGTCTTTTCTAGTTATGAATAATGCTTCTGCCATTTTATTTTCCTTGTGGATTACTTGGTAAAAATCCTTTATTTGGTAAATTCTTAGGTTGCACAGATACTTGATAGTCATTAGTTACTTTGTAACCATCAATTTCTGCTGCTCTTGTTCCTATTGTTTCTTTGGACGTTTTAACATCAATTTTAGTATTTTTACTTTTAAATGTTACTCTTCGCCATGAGTGGTGACAATTTCCACCGCCTTTGTATTTCCAAATACTGTAAAAATCTGTTCCATTTGGTCCCCAGTTTGGGTTAACTGCTTTTGACTCCATTTTAATAATATCCTCTTTTCTATAAAGTTTATTAGCTTTTACCATAGCAACGCAAAAATCTCTTGCTTTTCCAGATTTACCTCCGTTATTTTTTTTAGGGTAATAATAGTATCTAACTTTAAAAAATTCTCCTTTTACTTCTTTGTCTTGTTCGCTTTTTGAGTTAGGCATAGCTCTGCCAGTAGATATGAAATTGTATATTTTAGATAATAAAGATTTATTTTGTTCTGAATCCTCTAAATCTTGTATGATTTTATCAAATTTTTGTTCGTTTTCATAATCAACGTCTTGCTCGTCTATTATTTCCCAGTCATTAAGATCTAAGTCTTCGCCTAATTCAATAAGGTTTTCGGCCACTTTAAGATCGTTTTTTTTTGAATCCTTAGAACAACATAGTTTTTCTTTAGAAAGCTCCTCAATGTCCTCTTTTTGATCTTCTACCTTAATGCCTGTTTCTTCTTCAATTACTTCTTTGTCTAATTCTTTGTTTATTTCTATAAACTCAAGCGGCTCAATAGTCTTGAAATATAATTTTAAATTAATTTCTTCTTTTGCAAAAATTTCTTCTAATGAATCTGTAATTAATTGTTGGTAAGGTTTTATAACTATATTATGAAACAAGTTAGAAGCATTAACAATTTCATCTGCATTGCTAGAAAATCCATTTGCAGAACTTAATCCAAGCAATAAAGGTGACGTAACTCTGTGAGTTAACATTATCATTTTTTTACATTCTTCACTTAAATAATTATAATGTTCAGGTGCGTTAGTTAAGCTAACATCGTCAATAGTAGCTTTTCCCTCTGCATTATTATTAAAACTAACAATGACTTTTTCGCCATTGGATCCAGTTAATTTGTCCAAAACTTTTGTTTTAATTTCCTGTTGTTTTTCAATGTCAGGAATGCCAGAGTTAAAATTCAAAATTTTAGTTCCAGAAAAACCATTTTGACAATCATTAATTAAATAATCTGCAATTTCCTTTTCAAGAGTTGCATAACTTATTTGGTAATCAATAGGTGAAACATAAAAATAGCCTGGTACGTATCTTCTAATAATGTAAATTTCGTTTTCTTCACCTGATCCAAAAACACCAATACGTTTAAGCTTGGTACTTCTTCTTACTTTGCTCCAATCTGCTGCATAATAATATGCTTCAATGTCTCCGTCTTCATTACAAATTTCAGGTCGTAAAGTTTCTCTCGGAAAATGTGTAATTTTTGCCATTTTTCCTTTGCTATAACTAACTTGTAAAGCACCCTCGCCTAAAAGTTTCAAATCCTGACAAACGTTTTTTAATTCTTTTGCAGATATTAAAGACCTCATTTTAGCATATTGATCAGGTTTTTTATTGGAATCTGTTGCATCAAGTCCCTTTCCGTATATCTGGTCAACAATTCCGTTAATAACAGCACTATTAGTTGTGCTTTCCATGTAAGCGTCAATAACTGCTTGATAATACATGTTATCCCCACCAATTCCAACCCATTCTCTGTTGACTACTTCTGTAATTTCAGGTCTTTGATATTCGTTTAATTCTACTAAATGTACGTTACTCTCCATAGTATATGTATTCATTATCGCCAGTTTGAGCTTCTACGTAAACATTTTTAGAAATTGTAAAACTTGTTATGTTTTGATTAGTGCAGAAAATTTTATCTCTAAACTCTAATTTGTTATCAGTTGTATTAGTAATTTCTAGTGTATAAAATGAGTTTTCTGTAAGATCTTGTTCAACATTGTAACTATAATGCCAATTTAAGTCATCAAATGTAGCTGCAGTATCTGTAAAAATTACCTTGTTTTTTTGTTCTGATTTTATTTCCAATTTATAGCTATTATTAGTATTGAAATTAATACTAGGTATTATATAAAATTTTCTACTTCCTGACTTTGTTACTACTTGCATAATTTGTTAAAAAAAAAGGCGATAAAAAATTAAATCTACCGCCTCTTCACCTCTTGTTTATGACACCCCTGTTTAAAACATGTTTAATATTTAACTATTCGTTCCAACTATAATTGTTGTGTTTTCTGAAACACTAGATAATCCAGCAAATGGATTAGCTTCTGTTGCTCCAGAAATAAAGTTTGGCATTAATACCTCACTTGCAGCTAACGTTAAGGTATAACCTGACATATCGCCCATTGCAGCACCAGTTACGACAGTGCCGCCATTAGCAGAGCATCCGTTTCTTAATCCAGCTAATAAGAAATTGCCATTATAGTCTTGTACAATTACTCTTGGTCTTCCGTAAGCCATTAATTTAATCTGTAAATTATCCTCTTTTGATAATTTTTGTAGGTTTAATGTTAATGTTGACTCAAAAAATGTAGTTCCGTTTTCTGGACTACTTGTAATTGTTGTTTCTAGTGAGTTTGCACCTTTTAATTCATACTTGTAAAGTCTTACTGTTGCACCTGTTGCATCTGTAATTTCATCATTTGTTAAAGTGAATGCTGTTAAGTCTGCAAAATCACAGAAATAAACATTTTTAATGCCTCCTACTACGTCTTTGCATGGTACTAGTCTCCCAGCTGATAAATCGCAAGCCATATATTTTTAAATTTAGAAAAGGGAGCATTTCAACTCCCTGTTATTATTAATTAATTAGGTATAGTAAGTTACTTCTTCAAGTAAACCAACTTGTACGCCAGCTTTCCATCTTGCAACAAATCTGACATTTTGATCGCCCAAAGTTTGGCTTGTATCAATCAATCTAATTTCTGACATATCCCCTAACATTCCACAACCGTAAAATAAATTACTAATACAAGTTGCTACCATATCGTTTGTAGGAAGTCCAGGTGCTAAAAATATTTGAATTCCATCATAAGTAAGTCCAGAGTTTCCGTCCCACCATTGAGTCATTTTATTGTCTGTACCAGTATTAGCTATTGAAAATCCACCTAATGCTCTAATGTAACACTGAAATACGTGATTTGAAACGTAAATTCTTAAATCGTCTTCACCTAATAATGCTGGTGAGTTAGCACTTATGTTATCAACTACAAGGCCAAGCTTTTCGATCACATTAGCAGCAGTTACAGCAGCTCCAGCACCGATAGTTGCTCCACCAGCCAATGAGCTAGCATTTGCCGCTAAAATAGTTGTAATTCCATCAAATTCGCCAGCGTTAGAATTAACTCCTTGCCAAATTGTGTTTTCCATTTGAGCAGCAATTTTAGAAATATAGTATTGTACTATAAAATCCGAAAATGTTGCTGGTAAAGCTGCTCCACTTACACTTGCTTGCATTTGAGCTGCTTGCCAAGTTTGTGAAAAGTTTTTCACGCACTCTGTTCTATTTACTTGGTATTCTTCTACTTCTAAAACTCTTTCGCTTAGAGTTAAAGTTCCGCTTGTAACGTATTCACAGCCAGCATCTGTAATTAAGTTTCCACCTAATACTGCTTTTTGTATTACTTCTTTGTAAGCTACGTCTGGAAAAATTGTCATTCCGTTGTTCTCAAGTGTTTTACCACTTAAAAGCATTGCTCTTACGTACTTGTCTTTAAATTCACCTGCGTAGGTTGTACTTATGTTAAAATCTGGCATTTTATTTTTTTTTGATTATTTTTTTTAGTTAAGTTTTTCGTAAATTCTATTTAAAATTGTATTTGGAAATCCTTTATTTCCAAGCATACTTTGTTTAGAATTTTCATTCGCAGGGTTGTGTTTAATAGGATTTGCAGAAAGTTCTTCTTTTACTTCTTTTGACTCTTCTTTTAAGTCTTCCTTTGACTCTTTTTTAAGTTCTTCTTTTGGCTCTTCTTTGTATTCTTCTTTTACAGTACGTGATTTAATTGTGCCATTTTCTGCAACAGTCATATCTACGTCTGTTTTTTCTTCTTTTTTAGCCTCTAAATTTTTTATGTAATCCTCAAGCTTTTTAATTCTAAGCTCCATTGATTTATAGTCTTTTTCTTCGTCCTCTTCTGCCATCTCTTCAGTAACAGCTTCTGGCTCTTCTTCGACTGCATCTTCGTCTTTAGCTTCGTCTTTAGCTTCGGTAATTTCTTTGATTTCACCTTCAGTTTCGACAATAAGAAGTTTTCCGTCTTCTAGTTTGTATTCACCTACTGGTAAAGCGATTTGCACATCGTCTTCACCTTTGATGAATACAGCTTGTCCAGCTTCAAAAGTTTCAGATACTAAAACAGTGCCATTATCTAGCACCATTTCTTCTAGTTTTATAGGTGATTCAGATAGCTCAACGCCTATAATTCCTTTAATTTTATTTAACATTTCGTTAGCCTTCATACTATAAAGACTGCAAAACATTAAAAAAGGGCAATTTTATCCTCTGCCTATGCCTTGAGCTCGCAAAGTTCCATCACAACATTTAACATTGTATGTATTATCCTTGCATAAACAACCTTTTCTGTTATTTCTAGGGCTTGAATAGCTAGGAGTTTCTCCAGATCCTCTGTTTGTTTTATTTTTTTTCATAATTTTACTTTTAAAACTTATGAAATTGGTACGCAATTAGGTACTCTTCTACCATTTTTTGTTTTAAAACCAATCATTTCGTAGCCATCATAACATGGTTTTTTTAATTGAGTATGTTCTTTGCATGGCATATACCATGTTTTGCCCTCAAATTCGTGTTCGTGGTAACCCTCACAACCTATGTTAAAAGCCATTAACTCTGCTTTTTCTTTTGTACTATAAGCAAGTCTGTCATCAATTATTGCAAAATCTTTATCAATTACATTAACATTAAGTTTTATTTCTTTAAATAAGTTTTTTAATTGTTCTATTTTATTTTTTGCTATTTCTTCTTTTGAATTTTTTATTTTTTCTCTAATTTCACCTTTGTCAGCAAAGTAACCCTCAATGCTAAACCCCTTAACTTTTCCCTCTTTTACATATTCGTTCCAGATCTCATCGTTGTTAACTTTCATTGTAACCATCCAAGTACCATTAGGCACATTTAATCCATAGCTTTTGCTTTTGTCCATGTCTTTGTCTTCTACAAGCCACGATTCTACGACTGTTAATCCTTTTATTTCCATTTTATGCTCTAGTGTAGCATTGTTTTGATTTCCATTCATAAAAAATAATTGACTAGCTTTTTTTACTGTTTCCTTTGAAAAATAAACGTAATATTCTTTGTCATCCATTTTTCTGTAAATAGGTTTGTCTGGAATTAATGCTGCACCCATTAATAACTTTTGTTCTTTATCAACTTGAGCCATTTGTATTTCTTGATTAGCCATAGCAATAAAATCGCTTTCAATGGCTCCGCTTTCAACAATGCTTATTGCTTCAATTCCA